TACATTGCGATCTTCAATTACCCGGTAGGTAAATCTCACGTTCCAGTCTAAATTAAGGTTACGTGCGTATGCGTATTGTAGTGGCATTTCCCCTTCTGAGTGATACGTGGTCACTAGATCCTGAATGGTATAAGAACCATTCTGTAAAGTCACGGTAGAGCATCCCTTTTTTACCAGGAAATCACGGTTTTCGTAATTGCTCATATCCCCTATTACCTCATTCGCTGGAACTGGCATATCGGGATAAGCCTTTGAATTGACATCGAGTTGTGGCGTGTCCTGCATTGTACGTGCAAACAAGCGTACCACATTGGCGGCAGCTTCCCATCCAAAACCTTCAGATTGTGGAGCCGGGCAAAGTACATTGGTTACCTGCTCTATTCTGTCAGTAGCATTGGTAATCGCAGCTAAAGAATCTTTGCTGGCTTCAGTAGAACCAAAGAATGCCATAAAAGGTTTAAAGATCAAACCTGAATAACGTCCAGTTGGATTTTCAGGATCCGGTATACCATTCACCTGTTCCAAAGTATCTAAATGATCTTCGTAAGGATTAATGATAGAGGTGTACCAGGTATTTCCAAAATGAGAAATAGCAGCTGCTAAACTTACCGTTCCTGCACCTTGTGTAGTGGTAGTCTTAGAGTAAGAAATCCCTGCAGGTCGGCTTCCCTGGTCCATACCAGTTTTTAGTTGTGCGCTGGTAGCTCCTTTCCATTTTGTGGTAAGGGTTACCACGCCAAGTGCTACCGTTGCAGTTACCGGGCTGGATAAAACAGAATTTACCGCATCGGCCATTTTTTGTGCAATGGTTTCAGCGCTATCATCTTTTACCACGGTAAAAGAATACTCCTGGAAATCTACATTTCTACGGCCAGCGATCACTAAAGAGTGTGTGGCATTTACTGTGGCTGCTCCTGTAACAGTCCATTCGTGTACAGTGGCGGTTGCCCCTGCATCTGATTCCTGCGGAATAACGATAGTTGGAATTCCTGCAATTCCCGCGCTTGTATTTGGCCTTAAGATCCTTGCAATTTGGTGTAGCGGTGAACCGTAACCATATCTTTTACCTACCTCGTTGGCAGATGTAAATTCAAATGGATCTAAATCCAAACCATCCTGATTGGCAGTATTGGCTTCACCAAATGCCACAACAATTTGCGGAAGGTTGGGCGTATCTGGCTCAAAAAAGCCTTTTTTAATTTTGTAACCTGAAGTTCTGGACCTTCTTTCCAATCCTACGGCTGTTGAAATTGCTGTCATAATTTTTCGTATTTGTAACCTTGTTCAGTTAAGTCTAATTTTACACCGGTTAAAGCTTCTGCCATTAATTCCCCGGTTTGAAGTTCCTGGCTTTCTACAAACCTTACCTGGAGTGTTAAGCGGCCCATTGTGATATTTTGGGTAGCGGCATTTTCTAATTGGGCAATTTGAAAGTTGCTTACTGAAACCCCGCCAATAGTACCAGGGATAAAACCTAAAGTTTTATATACCGTAGCCGAAAAAATGCTGCGAAGCATTCCCCCAAAATGAAGTAGTTTTTTACTTGATCGTAAATCACCACGTTCACCGGTAGTTGAAGCACCGGTACCATAAACATCTATAAAGAAATTCCCTGTATAATTGGAAGCTCCCTGGCCATCTTCAGGATCCCTTAAGGAATCGAACATCGTATTTACCATTACCTGCTCTGTATCGCTGAATGCATCTAAACGTTCTGAAAATACATTTACAGGATCTGGGAAATTTTGAAGTATTTTTTGTTCTTCCAGTTCTAACTTGGCAATTGCCCCAATGCGCTCATTAATGAGTTCAAATTTTTGCTTAGGGATGATATTTTTAATTAATCCTGCCAATTAGAAAGTGTTAGTGTGATTAAACCAAGCGTTTCATTAGGAAACTGCTCAGAAACCACGTAGGTTTTTTCAATATTACTGCTGTCTTTAACCTTTATTTTGTGCTGGTAGAGATGTATTTTACCGGCTGCATTCCTTACGGGGTAATTTGCTTCCAGTAATTTAGCTTCATCTACACAAACGTGCGCATTTTGTGCGCTAACCGGGCTCCCATCGGTATCAAAACTTAAATGATGTTTACTGGTTAAACCGGTTGTTTCTAATGTCATATCACCAGTAGGGGTTTCTAAAACTATGGGGCTATCGAAGCCGCCACCGGTGATAATCTTTTTAGCATCGGCCATAGCGGCCTGTAAAATGCTACCTGACATTATTTTTTAGCCTTAGAAGCTTCTTTCTCAGCCTTTTCTTTTTTAGCTTTTTCCTCAGCTTCTAATTTAGCTTTGGCTTCAGCTTCTTTCTCAGCCTTTTCTTTGGCTTCCTTTTCAGCAGCTTCTTTTTTAGCTTTTTCCTCAGCTTCTAATTTAGCTTTGGCTTCAGCTTCTTTCTCAGCCTTTTCTTTAGCCTTTTGCTCAGCAGACTTTTCAGTCTTGCCTTTTACCGGTGAAATGTGTTTACTTTTCACTAAATCGGCTGCTTTTCCTGTTAACTGGCTTTCAGAAACAACATCACCGCTTTTAGCGATTTTGTTGTTTCTAAGTGCCAATTCTATAACTTTTACTTCGTACTTGCTCATAACTTAGATTTAGGAGTTTGCAAGGGCCTGAACGGTCCAGATTCTATCTACACTGAAAGGAATGGCAAGCGGTGCAGAAGATATATCGAACATATGCGCGGTGATCTTAGGATCTACATAGTTGTTGATATAGTATTCAGCAGCGATTTGCTTAATCCACTCTGGGAATTCAGCGTTTCCTTTGTCACGGATTATTGCAGGAACTCCAGCGTGAGCGTGTTTCCCAACAAAATCACGTGGCAATAGCACGGCTTTGTTCTCATCGATGTACTGCTTATGAGTACCGTTGTCCAGCTCATAAGTATCATCGTATGTCCAAAGATCTACAGAACCATTTTTAAGGCTTAAACGCCCATGGTAATTAAACCCGGTCACATCATCGAACTTGGTAGTACCAATAGCCCCAATATTAAGGTTACGGTTATCTAACATTTTTAGGATCTTCTCATTTCCTAAAACCTGGCCAAGTACCTCAGCACCCATTACGAAATCGTACATTCTGGAAACCGATTTTCCTTCCTGGCGAACAAACTTCACACCTTCAGCGATATCATCTAATATTCTTTCGCTGGTTGCAGTCCAGTAGTTCCCGGCTCCAAGATCTACCAAAGAATCAGCTTTACGCTTAAAGTCGATATTATCGCCGTTCTTCATTTGAACGATACCGGTTTGAAGGGCCTGGGCTCTCTGAAGTTCCTTCGCACGGTCTATTTTAGACTGAAGGATCTTCAGTTTTTGATCGGCAGTACCAATCATACGTGCATAATCGTTGGCATTAGGACTTACTTCCTGACCAAAAGTTCGCTGGTAGGTATCCAACTCTGAAAAGTTGAACTTTTCTTTGAAGAATGGCGGGATATAAATCTTTTCAGAATGCTTCCCGAAGTTGTTGTGATTCCCTTCGGTACCACGTTCTACGTCTACCGCAATAAGATTACGGTTACGTTCTACTTCTATAGAAACCTCTTTAGAAGTAGTTGTCTCACTCTTAAAAAAGGTGCTAAGCCCTAATTTAGGTGGGGTATTGTCGCTAAAACGCCCAATTATCTTTTTGGTAACGTGTTCTTTGTGCTGGTTAAGTGAAATTGCCATTAGTTGTCGAATTTAGTGTTCTGTACACTGCCGTTTAGGTTGAAACCTAATGCGTGTAAAATATCTTTTACCGTCTTGGTTAACGGGGTAGTACCATCTGTTGGGAAAGTATCTAAGGTCACTCCATCTGGAAGGATTAAGAAGTTCTCATCGATATCGCCATTCTTACCGTAGTTAATATCTACAGTTCCACCGTTTGCAACGGGCATAACCCCGTCAAACTTTACGATACCTACAACATCTCCCAGGGTTTCATCTGCGGTTGCAGGAATTACCTGTGCGGCGTTTGCCGGGTTTCTTTTTACCAAAATCCCTTGCTGAAGTTCTAATTCTGCACCGGAATTGTTGTTAAAAACTGCTTCCTGAAAATCGTTACCGAAAATAAACAGCCTTTCTATGCCATAATCGGCAGTAGACTGGTTGCGGGTTACGTTTCTTTGATTTATTGTTCCATTACTCATCACTAAACAGTTTTAAGTTGTTCATCTATTTGCTTATCTAAAGCCTCTAACTCCTTATCATCATCAGATTTAGTATCTTCAGATTTGAATTCCCCTGTTTTAAATTCTTTTGCAGAATCGTTCTCCAGGTTTTTCACGTGGTTTAAAGAGGTCATCTTAATAAGAAGATCTTCCCGTGAACTGTCTACGGTTTCTTCGCCAATTACCCCGGCCTTAACTGCGTTAAGATCGGCACCAGCGTAAGCCATCCAAGCCTTTACACGGCTTTTTTCTGCGCTAATCCCTTGCTTAAAAATTGAATTGTAAGTCTCAGGATGCTTTTGTTTTAATTCATCTACTGTCATAACTTTATTATTAATTGAATTTGGCCCCGGTGGCGGGGTAAACGTTTTTTCTGAATTTTCTGCGATTGCTACCACCTCATCGAAGGTTTTGATACCATCTATAAAAGTGCCTACCGCATCTTTGGCGAATAGGGTTTTCCCGTTATCGAAATCGGTACCTTTTAAAACTGGGCGGTTGGTTTGAATGAGGTTTAAGAAGTTCTCATTCATAGGATCTAGTAGGTTATTTATAACGAGCTCGTAATTGTCGTTATTTAAAGCTTCCTCGATCTCAATATTTTTCTGGGTAGATTTTGAAGCGTAAATACGCTTAAATTTTTTACCGTCCGGGCTTTCTGAATTTGCTGCACGGCCTTCAAATTGTATCATTGTTCCGGCAGATCCTACAATACTCATAGGCGATTCTGCATAGATCTCACGACAAGCGGAAAGAATACCATAACAGGCTGAAGCGGATATGCCGCCTTTTTCTATAATCCCGTAAACCGGTTTTATGTTGTTTATTTCTGAAATAGTTTCAGCCATAATCTCAACAGCTGAAGCGGCACCGCCACCAGAATCGGCTAAAACAATAAAGGATTTTACCCTATCATCTTCGGCCATTTGACGCATCATCACAGAAAGTTGTGCCATTCCATAACTGGAAGCACCGCCGGTTCTTGTTATTGGGCCGTTAATATTAACTAGCCCTATACCTTCAAAAGAGTCTTTGTTATCTAATTGCCAGGGGCGGCGAATTAGTTTAGATTCACTGCTAATTACACACTCTGGAGTGTTATATTTTACAGCTTTACCCCGTAAGTCTTGTGGAACGTCTAATTCTAGCCTGTTATCTAAAATAGACAAAAGAGACGGGAGTGTCTCCTGATCTACATACCAGGGAGACGCCCCGTAAATTTCTCTCGCTAAACCAAAATTTATACTCATAACCAAACCTTACGTTTTCAAATGTAAAGGGGTTTTTTAAGAATTATTTCAGGCTTAAACTATTGGTTATAAGTTTTTTAAATGATTTTTATTAAGTTATATACTTAGTTTTTGGGTTCAAAATCACCAGAAAGTTTATTTGTTTGTGAAATAGAATGTTAAATTTTATCTTTGCATAGTCAATTTTTTGGAGATACCCAAATATAAAACGGGTTGGATAACAAGGAATTAACAGGGATATTTGTAAATACGTTAATAAATCCTGAAAACTTAACTTAAAAAAGAGAATTACAATGCTTAAATTTGAACTGAATTATTAATCTGAGTAGGACATAAAAAAACCAGAAGGTGCAACTTCCGGTTTTTCATTTGTTTTGCTCACAACATTAAAGGAGGTGTTATGAGTGCATTTTGAAATTTACATCGATATTGAAACTATCGAATGTTTAACAATGATCGCAAAAGTTTATTTCTACTGGTTAACAACAAAAAGAAATAAATGATCACTGATTGATTGATACAAATATAAAAATATTTTTAATACAAATAAAAAATAATTTTTATATAAGATCTTGTGTCGGTAGCAATACCGAATGTAAACCGCCTGTAACACGGCGGTTTTTTTATTTATTGATCATTCACAGCTTTAGGATTAAAATAAGTTGCCTTGTAGCCTATTTCAGTTTGAAATTTAATAATTACATCCTGCCAGGTAACACAGCCTAACTTTTCAGGAAGCTTACATTCTACCAAAGGATCACAATAATCATTTTCATCATAATAATCGGGAAAATAATGTAGTAAGGCTTCACTGGCTAATCCGTAAGTTGACCACGGGCCAATATTTTCTAAGTTTTCGATAAGGTTTTGCGGTGTATAGATCATATTTCTAATTTTTGGTTTAAGAAATCATTTCAACAAAATCACTCCAGCTTAGGGCGGTTTTTATTTTTGGATCGCTGCGTTTAAACTGGTCCAGGAAAATATAGGTTAGGGCGTGGTTATAGATCTTCACATCCCAAAAGTGGTTTTGTACCTGGCTATTTCTTTTTTCCCACTTAAAGCCTATTACCGTATCGTTCTTTTTATCTTCTATGCGGTGCTCACTTTCAAACTGGGAGAAATAACCCGCCATTGTATATTTACCGTCCTGTGGTTGCGGAAAGTTCATAAAGCCGGGCGGCATATACTCATCATTACCCTTTTTAAGCTTCATAAATGCCGCCATTTCATCTTTGAGGGCATTGGATTGTAAAATATATAACCGGTTATCCTGTCGGCTCAAACGCACCATAGACTTATCGGTATTGTTACGGCGATAGTCTTTTTCTACTTCCCCTTTAATTCCAAACAGAATAAGATCGTTATTGTTATCTATAAAATCGTTACACAAATTAGTTTGGAAACCGGTATCTATACCGCCAATGGTAATGGTCCTGAATTTTCCGCTTTCGCATTCCCATTCTTTACGCAGTAGGAAATCTACTTCTGGCCAAATGGAGTTGGGCATATTGTGGTAGGCCGTCCACCGTTCGCGGTCCAGGTCGTTCTCTTTTTCAAATCGGGTTTTGTCGCGATCTCGTTTAAACGTTCCTATACTCCCCTGGTCTACCGAATAAGTTACCCCGGTTTCAGAATGGGCTACTATTTCCCAATCCATACGCACATCTTCGTTACCCTGCTGCATAATTCCGTTAAGGTCACAGGCGAAAGTGAGTAATACAATACGGCCGTTGCCATCGTGTTCGCTGGTTTCATCTGGGATAATTCCCGGAGCATAAGAACGGGTATTTTTCATTAATTCGTTAACCTTTGGGCTCTCCCCGGTATCTGTCCAGGTTTGGCCCAAACGAATGTTTTTAAAAGTCTTTAGCTTTTCGATATCGGTTTGGCCACTATCGGGATTTGCTTCCAGCCATTCGTAAGCAAGATCTATCCAGCTGGTAAATCCGGGTGGGATTATTAAGGCATTCAGGTAATACGATCGGTAAAACGGGCGGGCGGGTTCTGCTGTGGGAATCCATTTACCGCCTAAATTTAGGCTGTGTTTATCGCGTTCGTGAATAATACCGCCGCACTTTTGGCACTCGTAGTGTACTGAGCTTTCATCGAGCTTGCCAGATTCCAGCAACTTGTATTTTATACCGGCAAAAGTATCATCGCCTGTTTTCACTCTCCATTCTACCGGAATGAAGGTTTTGCAGTGCGGGCACTCCCAATGCCATTTACGCTGATCGCCATCTTCATAAACCGGCTCAATATTGGAAGTTTGTTTTACCGCGGGCGTGGAAATGTAGAAGATCTTGGCCATATTTCCGAAAGAAGTGGCACGACCCTCAACAAGTTTCCTAATGGATCCTTCGTCTTTATCTTTGGTTGGCGCCGCTTCCCAATCATCTGCAAAAATATACTTTACCGAAAATTGCCGCATCTTATCGGCGTTCTGGGTACCTTCTACAATGAGCTGGCCACCTGCAAACTCCTTAGAAAAGTCGGTGTTACCGGTTCTTTGGTTCTTTTTTCGCACAACATTAGGGCGAATTAAGTGTGTTAACCCCGCATTTTGCACCATAGGATCTAACCTGGTACGTACCGAATTCTTTGCGAGTTCTTTATCACCGGCCATAAATAGCACTCCCGCGGGAGCTTCTGAAATGATATAACACAGCGAGGGCATTATTACCCCCATTGTTAGGCCAGATTGCGCACACTTCATCACCGCAACTTGCTGTACTGGGCTATCTGGTGACAAACAGTCTATAATCTCACGGGAATATGGGGAAACATCGTATTTAAAATAACCCTGGTACCGGCTCATATCTGAGGTTAGATAAATATTATCTTCTACCCAGGTAGATGGGCGTTTTTTAACCGACTTGAACGTATAGATCTTGTCGTGAATATCGAAATACGTATCGCTAAGGTGTTGGAGGGATTCTGTCATAATGATTCAAAATAAAATTTACCAGTAAAGGGATCATCTGGAGTTATATTGAAATAGGCCGCTACTTTTAATAAATATTCTTTTCGATTTATAGATCTTTTGGCCTTTGGATTTTTTGGCAATTTCTGAAGACGTTCGTGCAATTCTCCCAGGTACCAGTTTCTAAAATCCTTAAGTGAAAGACCACGTTTGTAATGGTTAATAATACGCTGCACCGGTACCAGGTTTTTAATGTGGTGTGGATCTCCTTTTGAAACCCCAATCTCAAAATGAATTTGGGGTTCTATGTGTTCTACCTGCCAATCATCTTCCAGCGGTGTACCAGAATAAGCACACTTGCCGTCAAACTTTTGATAGATCTCCTGTCTTAACTTTTTACTGATGTACATATATTAGGTTTTTTCCCCGGAAAATCTTCTTTAAAATATTTCAAAGCTTCAGCTTTAGATGGGGCGGTGATGCTGAGTTTGGTTTTTCCGTAGGTGAAATGGAAGGTGATCATAAAAAGTTTTTTGGTTTTTCAATTTTCTTAAAGTCGTACACCCAAACCCACGGGTTTTCTTCCCAGGATTGCGGGCCGTTTATGGATTTCCATAAAGATTTAAATGAATGATTTGGACTTGAAAAACCCCTACTTCCGTGTAAATAATCTAACCAGCAATCATTATGATTTTTAGGCTTAAGATTATAAACACCTCTAATCCCTTCAGCGATCGCATCATCTTCTGAAATATCCTGCAGGCGTTCTACCCGTACGTTGGTCACTTCAAGAAAAAGGCGGCAGGCTTCTTTGGGCATAAATATTGACGGCTTCCAGGGGATTTGTTTCCCTTCTACCAATTCTAAGCGTTCGGTATCATCATTGGCCTGGAAAATTCCTTTTTGCAAAAGGGTATCTGAATATTCGCAAATCCAATCGCTGTTTTCTGTGGGATCGTACATTGGGCACCATTCCCTTTTGCCGTCTTTGTATTCTACCAGCATTTCGGCTACATCATCCCAGGCATTTACTCTCCAGGTTTCCCGAACCCAAAGGATATCACCTATTTTATATTTTGATTTATACTGGTTCCCGTGCCAATCCTCAAATTCTACATTGGTAGTTCTTAAGCCGCGATC